CCAAACCAGAGGAACCTTCTGACCGTCATTGTGCTTAAATGCATCCTTCATGATCGTTCGACCATCGGAGCACTTAAGACCATTTCGGGTCGCCCAGCCGCTGAAATCAAACATCTCCATTTTGATTTTCTACTCCTTCTTTAGATTCTTCGGGCACCTTCTTTGGAGTGACCGAGCCATCAGCCGGTTGACTGATGTTGTGATTAATCAGCTTATCAGCCTCAGGATCACTGGACGGCTTTCTACCAATAATCTGACGTATCTCATTAGAAGAGAGAATCTGATTACGAGTAAACTTGTCCGCAATCTCCGCCATATCATTAACCGGTACGAGCTTGAAGGGGTCCCTAAAGAACATAATAGACTGCTTCTGAGAACGAGCAGTCTTGGTAAGGAACTTCCTCTTCATTTCATCGACGATAGCCGAGACGATGGGCTCGATAGTGCGGCTATAATAATTCAGCATCGTCTTCTCGTCCGCCGTACCATCCAACACTCCCTGAGTAATGCCCAACTGGCTATAAAGCAGATTGGTCAGATACTCGATTTGCTTGAGGAGGTTGTTTTCTACGGGGCGATTGAGCTGGGTGATTCGTTCGGTACCGTCAGTATAAGCGATACCATACTTCGAATCAGACAGCTGTTCCTCGATGTCTTTACGCCGCTGTTCGGCTTGATCTCGTCTAGCTTGGGTCTTGATTATGTATGGCAACTGAATAATAAGATCCAGCTTACCCGAACCACTTTGTTCGTCGATAACGTCTAATAAGTTAAGTTTCCGAATAAGACGCTGATAAGTGGAGCTAGGTTCATTTATAACCGCATAAAGGGGATTTGGGACGATGGCTACCATAGATTTAGGCAGTATAACGTCCTCTTTCTCTCCGCGCTGTTCGTTATAAAGATTAACTTTCACATGCTTTGGAAACCATTCCGTTATCCGACCAACTCGCATCGAACAAATGTCGTAAGATCCGGTATTCGGATTAGTGGTGGTGTCGACTGGTACAATTGCCACGCATCCCTCGTCAAACATAGACTCCACAATGTCCTGTTTGAGGGCTCGACCTGTCTGATCGATATTAGCATCTAGCGTTAAGCAGTTATGAAGTCTACTTTCGATAATTTCGGTAAAACGATTCTCGTCGTCCAACCTACAATGCATAATATCGATAGCGGCCACGTCAAGTGCGATTCGGTTAAAGATGGCGGTTACAATAGACCTCTCGTTACCTCTAGTAAAACGAGGACGATCCGGTCTACGGGAATTGCCAGGGCCGATATAGCCGTAGTAATTAGTGGGGCTTCGGTTGTTAACGAAAGCATTCCAGCCATGCTGGAGCCTATCTATAAAACCCATTTTGAAGTTTCACCTCTCGTTCTAACGACTTACGACTCTTTCTTCCGCATCATCTCGTCAACTTTCGCTTGTCCCTTCCGGGCAATCCTAGCATCCAGCCGAGAGATCTTAAGATCGTTGTTACTGATCTTATAACGAAGCCGAGCAGCCTTTTCTTTTTGCTTAAACGCTTTTGACTGGAGTTTAATCGAGCGCGGATCGGTCAAAGCGACCTGATCGGACTTTCGTCTCTGGACAGCGCTCTTGTATTCGTACTTAGCCGCCTTGCGGGTGGTCTTCAAATACTTACGAGAAGTCTCATCCATCGACTCGGCTTTCTTCTCCAGCTTCACGCTCTTCTTGTGATACTTGGCTTCGCGCTTACGGTGCTTATCTCCGCTCTTCTTAGCCGCTTTAGTCATAAGAGCATCCGCTTTGGATTATCGACGTTCGGCCCTAGCAGTAAGACGGTCGTTACGCTTCTGATAACGCCGAACGCCCCATTTCATGCCCTTGACGCCGTAATGCATCAGCTCGTCGGAGTGACATAACACGCCATCACTATTGATGTAAAGCAACTTATCCTCACCTCCACCTTACTCGAAGGCTTCTTTGTTTAGCTTATAAGCGACAAACGCATCCATCATAGCTGCGACAGCATCAATCTTGGCGTCATATCGCTTCTTAAGCAGTTTTCTATTACCATTCGTATCTTCCATGACAATACAGTTACCCATTGCGAAAGTCATAAGATCCTCATCAAACAAAAGCATCCGCTCCTCAGCAAGCTTCTTAAGCTCACCCAAGGGAACGGATTCGGTTCTAGCGCCCTGTATACTTTCTCAATGCCAAACGGTCCATTCTCAGATTCCCATCTGTCGACGAAGGCTTTTGCGTTGTAGGGGTCGAAACCAAAACAACGAACGTCATAGCCAGAATCAGCGATATGATTATCGAGATCCTCGTAGACTTCCATCATGTCGAGAACGGTACCTTCGAGAACCACCAGACTTCCTTCTTTCATGAATTCGTCATACTTGGTTCTCATTGCCATAGGAAGTTTCATAAGAGTAACAGAAGAAATATAGTTTCTAGTCTTGATGCCGAAGCATCCATTGGATAATGGGAACATGAACGTGAATGCGCAGAAGTCGTCGCCTTGAGAAAGGTCGGCGCCCATAGCACACGGCATATCCCAGTAGTCCCGCTTCTTATGAGCTTGAGTTTCCTCATAAGTAAAGAAATATGTATAGCCTTCCATAGGGATGCCGAAACGCTTTGCGAGAATGTCGTTCCTGTTAGCAGGAGCTTTCTCGGCACGCTCGACATCGAGCTGGTAAGTTTCATAAGTGACAGTCTTGCCAAGGTTGGGATTAGCCTTAATCCACATATCGGGGTCTGCCACTTCATCGATGGAGTCCAGCTTGTAATACCAAATGGATACATGGGGGTTGAAGTAATTACCCTTCAGGATCTCCATTAACTCCATTTTGATTGTATCGCCGCTGCCGTTACGTACAGTACCTTCAGAGCTGGTTGCTACAATAAGGTAGTCGTCATTCTTGGATGCGCCCTGCTCTATACAACCGATAGGGTCCTCACGGATGTCACCAGAAAGCCATTCGTCGACGGTAGCTATCTTACAACGAAGGCCCTGGAGCTTATCGATGCTCATAGGTCGGACTTCCAACAAAGAACCAGTAAGGAAGTTCTGTATACCCAGTTTGGTAGAGGCCAATTTAGTTCTATTTGCTTTGGAACCGGTGGTATTCTGTAAAGAGCCATCGGTTAAGAACTTGAACAACGGTCCTCTTGCACGGGTAATAGCGGTACGGAGCGGAGACATGACCTCTTCGGCCTGTTTCATAGTAGGAGCGGTGGTGATCTGATGAGTGGTCGAAGTGTCAACATTTAAGAAGTAACCATGAATGTTAGAAGCATACATGGATTTTGCAGCACCTCGAGCAACGATCAGATACTGTTTATTGATCAGTCGTTTCCGAATTCGCTTGTTAACATAGCGACCACCGTGTCCATCGGGGGAAGGCACATATACACTTCGTTCGACGAAGTAATACCAACCGAATATTTGCTCAGCCCAGAGCTTGAAAGAGTCAAGTAGATTCAGGTCGCTACCATCGGTCTTAGTCAACTCTTCTTCACAATACGCGATGAAACCCTCAACGGGCTCCGGGTCGTAGTAAATGCCCGGATCATCGATTAGAGCATCGATTCGGTTCATCTCCATCTCGATCTCTTTACATACTCGTGTCTCGCCTCGTATTACGGCATCACGAAACTCACCGTAATATTTTGGCGTAGCAGTATTCGATAATGCCATAAAGGATTACCTACCTTGGTTTAGTCTTTCTTCTTTTTCTTTGAGCCGAATAGCGCTACAACCTGGTCAGCGCTCATGTCGGGTGCCGGAAGTTTTGGCAGATTACCGACCTTTGTGGTGATAAGCTTGGTCTCCGTCACCGCTTGATGTCTCGGCTGATAATCAGTCTGCGATATGCGTTTCGAAGAGAAGAAATCGCTCTGGCGACGATAAACGGGAGACTGATCGTTATTGTTCGATTCGGGTTTTTGTTTATTATTGGAACCCTTATCTCCAGAATCGCCCTTGTTGGGTTTTTCAGCCGGCTTATTGGTAGTTCCCTTGTTGCCGGAATCGGTCTTACTAGCTTTTTCAGCCTGCTTACGATTCTGCTTAGCCGTATTGACATTCTTCTCACGCTCGGCAAGAGCCTTGGCCTGGCTATCCGTAAGCTTATCGTAGTCGCCGCCAACCTTCTTGAGAGCATCAAGAGCATTAGAGGTGTCTTCTTTGTTAACCCCAAGAGCGTCTGAAACTTTCTTAACAAGGAATTTCTCAAGAACCTGTTTACCGGCATTTACGGCAGCGGGGACAACTGCCTCGTTAAGCATTTTATCGCCGAATCGTTTGACGAAAGACTTAGCGTTGTTTGCCAGCCGATCGCTATCGGATTCGATCTGTCGAAGCTGCTTCTGCTTAGTGGCCAGCGCGGTACGTTCGGCAAGTTCAGCAGATGTGAGCTTCTTAATCGGCTTCTTCATAAGAGCTTCAATTCGCTCAGACTCCTTCTCGGCAGCCCGCTTAGCCTTATGCTTCTCGACAGCGCCCTTAACGGCCTTCTTCAACTTATCGCCGGTATTACTAGCACCATAGCGCTTTCGACCAGCGGCCTTTAGACTTCCGTCCTTGTTCTGGTAACGACGGACTCCCCACTTCATGCCTTTAATGCCATGATGACGAAGTTCGCCGTTTACAATGTAATACTCCATTTTGAATCAAACCTCCCCGCTTTTGGATTCAGCAGCGACGTTGAGGCGCCACTCGTATTCATCCACGGCATCTTTCAGAGCTTGGAGATGCGAGGAGTTGGTAGGAGGATCGAAAACGAGCTTGACCTTCATATAGACGTAGGTCTTCACCATTCGGAAACGCTTATCATCACTAGAGATGAAATCGCTCCAAATCGGATGCTCGCTTTCGATACTATAACCTTCGGAGGGGCCGACACCAAGCTGAGTTAAGATGGCAAATGCAGAATTGATATGGATTATAATGTCGGTATCGAAATGAGTATAATCCTTAGCAATTCCTAACAGTTTCTTAGTTGATGTCAGTATGCTCTCCATTCCGATTCTCCTTACTGCTCGACTTTAATGTGTTTCCTCATACAGAAACCCTCAACGCCCATCGGAGTGCACACAATGCAGAACTTACCGAGGTCTTTTCGAAGGTCCACTTCGACTCGACTTCCAGCCGGAATTCTGTACACTATTATGGAATCAGTATTGGGTTCCGAATAAAGATTAGCGTCATTGCCTTCTCTTATCGTAGCAATCATAAGCTCCTCACTCGCTCTTAGTAGAGAGCTGCTTGTAAGCCTGGTTGACACCAGTGGAAGCCAGACCAGAAACGACACCTACAGCAATGGCATTAAGCATATCCTGAGCAGGGAACTCGGGAATGACATGCATACCAACGACGCCCAGAATACCGCCAGCAACAGCGACGATAACGGGAATCAGTTCGTCCTTGATGAAAGGGGTCACCTTGATGCCAAGACCGATCACATAAGCGATAACGGTGATAGCCATCACACTACCCATAGTGGTAATATCCATATTCACTCTTCCTTTCTAGCGCCGCCAAGGGCACGTATCATTTTTAGTTCGCTCGATAGGGATGTTATATAACAAACTATCAGCCCCATAATGGATGGCCTGATGAGTGCCTCGAGAAACTGCGATAAGGTATTCGGAATTGATGAGGAATTCGGTCTGATTGATTATGTCTGTAGGTACAACCGGATTCATATGATGAATATAGATTGCACCTACAATCGAATAATCGTCCAAACCGAGATCGCAGCCATTATCTCGAATAATTATCTTGTTACGAATGCGCTTCCATTCGCCGGATGAATAAAATTGTTGATTCAGGTATCGGTCGAAACCGAAAGTGTCCTGACCGACTTTTCCATCCAACTTAAGGTAGTCGAGACGCTCTTGGAAGGTTGGTAAAGTAATTAGTTCAGAATATGTTCTAATCTTCATACTCTTCCTCCGAGCTGCTATGCGCACCGTAGCGCTTCATAGCCTCGATAGCTTCCATGAACAGCTCCTCGGATCTCTTCTGAGACTGGAGGGCTTCGACTTTGGCTACCAACAGCGCATTTTCTTTCTCGAGACGCTCTCGTTCGAGCTGTTCTCTAACAGTACCGAGCTTTAGATAATGAGTAATCACCTGAGAAGAAGCAGTACCATCTAATAGCTGTTTTTCGGCCAGATTTTCTGCCAAAGCTATCATCTGATTCTCTCTGGCTTCGGGGGTTAGAGCTGGACGCACTTTTCGGGTGGGTTCCGTGCTAGTTACCTTAACTTTCGCCATGTTTACTGCCTCCTCTCTTCTAGTTTTGTAGTAGTTTCATAGTACTTTTAATAGCCTCCCAGATAGCACTTAGAGAGACTCGTGAAGCCGAAATATATGAGTTGAAAGGAGGGACTCATGAAGAAGCGAATCTGCCGAAAGGAGAAAAGAGCAAATATCGACTTCACAAGCCCCTTTAAATGCTATCTGGGAGGTTGGGTTAGGTTACATCGGTACGTATTGGAAATTTACAGATGTGAACTCTACTGTACCGGCACTGGTTAAAGTCACGTCTTGTATACCGTTGGTATAAGAATCGGTAAACACGCTAACCCCGTCACGTCTATTCACAATGAAACCGCGGTGACGCTGTCCCAATGATGTATACCAATGTACCATAACGCCTCCGTATTTATACTCAAGTTCGATAGTGAGCTCAACCGCAGAAGATGTGCCTGCCGGAGCGACCGAATCCATCTGAAGATAACCGTTGCCTACATGCAAGGAAAAAGCACGCATCTTACCCTCGGGAGGCGGAGGGACGTCGATAACATATCTAATCGCACGACAGAAAATGCCCTGCGTATTATCTCCAATGAGCCTCCATGGCGATAAGGTCAAGACGGTTTCCGCCGTATACGTAGCATCCGTGTTCAGAATCTCGCTTAGATCCGTTATTACGCCTAAGCTGGACCATTTCTTTTCATGATACTTGGCCACATGCTCGGTCATCTTAGTATCAACAGCGGCATCTGCTTCGGCCTTAGTGTAATGATTGGATAGATCGACATACTTAGGGTCGAGTTGTTTCACCAACTCACCGACAGTAGCTTCGGCGTAGGTATACGTTTCGCTCAGTACAAGGAAATATGTACCAGCGGAGGGAATAGTCGTTCCCATGGTCGAACCGGCAAGGATCGGGTCATCAATACAAGCAATGTAGACATAGTCCTTTATACACACTCTATAACCATTGTTTGACTGTATATAAGATCCTCCAAGCGCTGTCTTCTCACCATCGGCGCTCTCGGCCACATAGACTGTCAGGTTCTTCAAAGTATCATCATCGAGCGAATATTCGGACACCTTGTAAAAAGGTACCGCCTGATCACCAAAAGGCATATTGAACGAATCCTTACCGCCCAATTTGCTAGCGTCGTATACCAGGGTACCAACATTCGCGGTGTAGTGGGTGCGATTCTCGATGTAGCCTTCATCGCCAGGGTTGGCATTAAAGTCTGGATTACCGACATCCAGGTACTTCTTATCGATCTTCTTAATTTCCTCGGAGCTGTAACTGATAGACAGTACGGGCGGATCAGGAGTAATACCCAAAGACACCATCTGTCCATACATGCCGGTACCGGGTTCAAGCTCAATCGCGGCGATCAGGATCATGAACGGTAAACCAGGAGCAGGATTAGGAAATGGAATGTCTTCTCCCATGATAGACAAATCGCCAAGAGCATAACACGTAGCACCCATAGCACTTGTGAGGTCAACTGCCGGACTGGTGTATTCGGTGCCACCCCACTCTATGGTACATACGGTACCATCAACAATCCCGCTAGGGGCTGGCTGCGTAATCCCATACACGCCACTCTCTCCGGACGCAATCTCAAAAGCCGTGAGCGCATGATCCTTTAGAATATACTCAAACGAATCATGCGAATAGCACAGCTTCTCTTCCCATACAGAGTTACCATCTTTGTCGGTAGTAAGCATCTGGTTGGGACCGGTGGGTTTAGGGACCATCATACCATGCAATTGTAACTTCTTAGCAATAGATTCAGACATGGCTAATCAGCTCCAATCACAGCAGAGAAGAGGTCCACGGAATAGTGCCAGCCGCGTCCTCATACCAGGCGCCGTTGATGTAGTACTTGAGGCAGTACTCCTGATCGTAGACGGGGATTTCGACATAAGCGGGATTGTCAGAGCAATCCACAGTAGTAGTCTGAACACCAAGACACAGACCAGTAGCGGTATCGATGTAAGCATAGTTATAGTAATAATTCATAGCCATAATTAAGCTTCCTCCTTATAAGTGAAATATCGAATAATAAGAGGCTTATCGGTCTCGTTTGTGATACCGAGCACAATTTGCTTATTCTCGTGATCGAGGGATACAACTGCGATGGATGAAGTATTCCCCGCTGCATAGACGTTATCGTCAATACAAACACTCTGCGCAGCAACACTATCAGTAATGGTAGAATTAAATTCGCAAACGATTGCCTGGAGTTTCGTGTAATCATATCGATTGAAATCGGGAATGAAGATAGTACACGCGCTACCAGCTGGTGTAATCTGCACACCCTCCGTCGTATGATAAGCCGGAATCTCTTTCTCACCGGTAATAATACCATCATCAGTGACAGCAGTCTTACCAGCTCGAATATCGTTCGCTGTAGCGGTAATTGGGACCACTTCGTCGCCTACCAGAGTGGCATAAACCTGGTTTCCAGCTTCATCCTCAAGCAAATATAACGTACCGTTCGGATCACCACCGCCCGAAGAACCTCCATATGAGCGCCAAGACCAGCCATTCTTCATCAGCTCAGCTAGACTCTTGTTAAAGCACACCGGACCCACCTCCTAAAAACATTTTTCAAAAAATTCCCCCGGAGAAAAAATAAAG